GTCACGCGCGGATTTTATACTGTTAAAAAAGGGACTTAGCCGGAACTTTGGAACAAAATTCTTGGCCTGCAGACAAGGTTGAGCGGTGGCCGATCGATCGGCTGGTTCCGTATGCACGGAACGCGCGAACCCATAGCGACGAGCAGGTTGAGCAAGTTGCGGCGTCGATCCGGGAGTGGGGTTGGACCAACCCGGTTCTGGTCGGGGAGGATGGCGGGATCATTGCTGGTCATTGCCGGGTGCTGGCGGGGAGGCAACTTGGTCTTGTCGAGGTTCCGGTGATGTTGGCGACCGGTTGGAGCGAGGCGCAGAAGCGCGCGTATGTCCTGGCCGACAATCAGTTGGCGCTCAATGCCGGATGGAACCCGGAACTGTTGCGGCTTGAGCTGGGCGAACTGCAGGGGTTGGAATTCGATCTCGGGCTAATCGGCTTCGACGAGGCGCAACTGGCCGCGCTGACTGCCAATCCTGGCCTGACCGATCCCGACGAGGTGCCCGAGGCGCCGGCGGTCCCGATCGCGCAGCGCGGCGAGGTCTGGCAGCTCGGTCGGCATCGGCTCATGTGCGGGGATGCGACCAGCGCTGAGGATATGCGCCGACTGTTCGATGGAAGCCGGGCCGATTTGATCGTGACAGATCCGCCCTATGGGGTTTCGATGGAACGCGGCAAATTTCAGGGCAACAATAACGCGCCCAAACACGCGCCGATGGCCAACGACCAATTGCGCGGCGATGATCTGACTGAGTTTCTGACGGTTGCGCTGCGGGTGGCGTTCGAGGTCGCGAAGGATTGCGCCGCCTATGTCTGGGCGCCATCGCTGGCCGAGGGTTACCACATCATGCAGGCGGTGACCGCCGCCGGATTCAAGGTCCAATCGCAGCTCATCTGGCGCAAAACGCCGTTTGTCATGGGCCGTGCCGATTATCATTGGCAGCATGAGGTCTGCTGGTACGCATTCAAACCGAATGGGCATTCTTGGTACGGCGGACGTGACAAAAGCACAGTGTGGGATTGCCCCAAGCCGCAGCAGGTCGATCTGCATCCGACCATGAAGCCGGTGGCGTTGTACGCGACCGCGATCGAGAACTCCAGCAAGGGTGGCGATCTAGTGCTGGACATGTTCGCCGGTGCTGGGCCGCTGGCGATCGCGTGTGAGCAGGCCGGCCGTGATGCCCGCATGCTCGAACTGGATGCGCACTATTGCGACGTGATCATCGAGCGCTGGGAGAACTTCACCGGCGAGAAGGCGAGGCGAGCATGAGTGGTAGACCTCCGCACGAGCCGACGGAGAAGGATCGCAAGACCGTTGAGTCGATGACGGGATATGGCGTGCCGGAAGATGATATCGCGCGGGTGCTCGGCATCGCCAGGATGACCCTGCGCAAGTGGTATTCCCACGAACTGGAGACCGGCCACATCAAGGCGAATTCGCAAGTGGCGCAGAGCCTCTACCAGAAGGCGATGGGCAGCGGCCAGGGCGCGGTGACGGCCTGCATTTTCTGGCTGAAGGACAGGGCTGGCTGGGTCGAGCCGAAGCCGTGGGACGAGGCGCCGATCGGCCGCAAGGAGCAGTTGCAGCAGGCGGCGGCCACCGCTGGGGGCGCGAATACCGAGTGGGCGACCGACCTCGAGGTTAATCAGGTCAACTGATGCTGCAGTTCCTGCCCGCTACCCCAGAGCCTACCGGGGCGGAAAACGCACCAGCGGCCTTCCCTGCGGCTCCCAGGGGCATCCTACGGGACGTCGAGGACTGGGACACGAGCTGCCGGGACTGGGAGGAACGCATCCTGGCCGGCTGCAGCCTGGTGCCGGAACTGCCGCTGTACGAGGGCGAGGCGGCCAAGGCGTTGCGCTGCTTCAAGCGGTTGCGGTTGCCGGACGTGATCGGGACGCCGCGGCTGGGGGACGTTTGCGGCGAGTGGTTCTACCCGATCGTGGCGGCGCTGTTCGGGAGCTACGACCGGGCCACCAACGTCCGTCACATCAGCGAGGTCTTCCAGCTCATCCCGAAAGGCAACAGCAAGTCGACCAACGGCGGCGCTGTCATGGTGACGGCGCTGATCTGCAACCCGCGCCCGGAGGCCGAGTTTCTGTTCATTGCGCCGACCATGGAAATCGCGGCGATCGCCTACAAGCAAGCGAAGGGCACGATCCGGCTCGATCCCGAGCTCACCAAGATCATGCACGTCCAGGATCACATCCGAAAGATCACGCACCGGCAGACCGGCGCGACGTTGCAGATCAAGGCCGCGGATACCGATGTGATCACCGGTTCCAAGGCAACCGGGACGATGATCGACGAGACCCACGTGTTTTCGAAACGGTCGAACGCGGCGGAAGTGTTCATCGAGTTGCGCGGCGCGCTGACTAAGCGGCCGGACGGGTTCCTGTTCCAGACCACGACGCAGAGCAAGGCGACGCCGTCGGGCGTGTTCGCCTCTGAGCTGGCAATGGCGCGCGCGGTGCGGGACGGCAAGACCCGCATGCCGCTGCTGCCGGTGCTGTACGAGCTGCCGGATCGGCTGGCGCGCGACGGCGGCTGGAAGGAGCGCAAATACTGGCCGCTGGTCAATCCCAACCTTGGGCGCTCGACCAACGAGAATTTCCTGGCGCGCGAGATCGTGCGGGCCGAGGCCGACGGGCCGGCGGCGCTGGCCTTGATCGCGAGCCAGCACTTCAATGTTCAGATCGGGATGTCGCTGCGCGCCGATGGCTGGGCCGGCGCCAACCACTGGAGCCGCGGCACCGAGGAGGGGCTGACCCTCGATGCGGTGCTCGAGCGCTCGGAAGCGGTCGTGGTCGGCATCGACGGCGGCGGGCTCGACGACCTGCTCGGCATTGCAGTGATCGGGCGCGAGAAGAACACCAAGGCGCATCTGGCGTGGACGCATGCGCTGATCTCGCCGGAAGGGCTCGAGCGGCGGAAAGCTAATACTGGGTTTTATGAAAGGTTTCAGGCCGACGGCGACTTAACTGTGGTCGAGGAATTGCCGGATGACATTTCGTTTGTCACGGACGGGATCGGCGGCATTGTCGATGCCCTCGCGAAAATCGGCGTCACCCAAGAGGACAAACTTCTCGTCGGCATCCGCCAAGGCATCTCGCTGATGGGCGCGATCAAGACGGTCGAGCGCAAACTCGTCGACGGTTCGTTCAAGCACGGCGGCCAAGCGCTGATGACCTGGTGCGCCGGCAATGCGCGCATCGTGCCGACGCCGACCGGGATGCGCATTGCACGCGATGATTCCGGTTACGGCAAGATCGATCCGCTCATGGCGCTGTTCAATGCCGCGGCTTTGCTCGCGCTCAATCCGACGCCGCAGAAGCGGCCAGAATGCCGATTGTTTTTCGCCTGAAGGACTAATCCCATGTTGAACCGGGCCTATGCCCTGCTTGAAATCAAGCAGGTCGACGAGGACGCGCGCGTCATCACCGGCATGGCATCGACGCCGACGCCGGATCGGCTCGAGGATGTGGTCGAGCCTGATGGCGCGCAGTTCAAATTGCCGCTGCCATTGCTGTGGCAACACGACTCAGGCAATCCGATCGGCCAGGTCACCCATGCCAAGGTCACCAAGGCCGGCATCGAGATCATCGCCAAGATCGCCAAGGGCGTGACGGCCGAGATCGATCGCGCCTGGTCGCTGATCAAGGCCGGGCTCGTTCCCGGCCTGTCGATCGGGTTCAAACCGATCGAGCATTCGTTCATCAAAGAGACCAAAGGCATCCGCTTCATCAAGTGGGATTGGCTCGAGCTCAGTGCCGTGACCATCCCGGCGAACAGCGAAGCCACCATCGCCACCGTGAAATCGATCGACACTGCGCAGCGGGCCGTGGCCGGCCAGAAAAAACTGCGCCCTGTCGTTCATCTCAACCCACCCAGTGCCCTGGGACGATCACAACCCGCCCAGGAGGGCGCTGCCATGAAAACCTATGCCGAGCAGATCACTGCTCTTGAAAACAAGCGGGCCGCGACATTTGCGGCACAAGAGGCCGTCGCCAAGAAAGGTCTTGAAGAAGACCGCACCATGGACGAATCGGAAAACGAGGAGTTCGACAACCATCAAGTGACGATCGATTCGATCGACCAGCAACTCGTTCGTCTGCGCCAGCTCGAGCAAAATATTGCGAAGGCGGCCAAGCCGGTCATCAAGGCCGAGACGCAGCATGACGGCGCTGCGTCGCGCGGCGGTTCGATCATCGTCAAGACGCCGCCGGCACTCGAACCGGGTATTGAATTGGCGCGGCGTGTGAAAGTCAAAATCATCCAGCGAGTAACAAGCGAGCGTGCGTCAGATGTTGCCGCGGCCATGTATGGCAGCGATAGCGAAGTCGCCGCGTACTACAAGACTGCTGTACCAGCGGGCACAACGATCTCGGGCAGTTGGGCGGCCAATCTCATCGGTGCAGAAACCGGGGGCGCAGCGGTCGCGGCGTTTCTTGAGTATTTGCGACCGAGGACGATCCTGGGACGCTTCGGCACTGGTGGCGTTCCGGCTTTGACTTCGGTGCCGTTCCGCGTTCCGATCGTTACACAGACCGGCGCCGGTGCGGGCTACTGGGTCGGCGAGGCGAAAGCCAAGCCGCTCACCTCGTTTGCCTTCACGCGAACCACGCTTGCACCTTTGAAGGTGGCGAACATCTGCGTGCTGAGCATGGAAAACATCCGGTTCAGCGATCCGAAGTCGGATGCGATCGTGCGTAATCAACTGGCGGAAGCATTGCGGGCAAGACTCGACACCGACTTCATCACTCCGTCAAAAACCGCAGTGACGAATGTGTCGCCGGCTTCGATCACTAACGGTGCGGCAACGATCGTCTCATCGGGTGATGATTCCGATGCGATCCGGTTGGATATTCGCTCGCTGCTCGCCAAGTTCAATGCGGCGAACAATCCTCCTTCGAGTGCTGTGTTCATCATGACGTCGGCATGCGCTCAAGCGCTGGCCATGATGGTCAATGCCCTTGGTCAGCCGGAATTCCCAACCATGGGTGCAAACGGCGGAACAGTCTACGGCATGCCGGTGATCGTCAGTGATTATGTCCCAAGTGCCATTGTTGCGCTGGTCAATGCCACGGATATCTTCCTGGCGGATGATGGTGATGTTTCCGTCGATACGAGCATGGAGGCCTCGCTCGAAATGTCGGACGCGCCGACTCACGATTCGAGTACGCCGACAGGTGCCTCCCTTGTAAGTCTCTGGCAGACGAATTCGGTCGGTGTCAAAGCCGAGCGTATCATCAACTGGGTCCGCGGCCGGACGCAGTCGGTTGCGTATCTGACCAGCGCAGACTGGGGCGGACCCGTCCACACCGCCTAAGCTCCTCGCTGCCTGAGGGCGGGCAAAACGACCCTCTGTCCGCCCTCTTTTTTCGGAGTATCGCCGATGAAAATGCGCTCCTTGACGGCGATCAAGCCGCACAAGTACGGGACCCGGCATCTGACCGCCGGCGAAGAATACGAGGCACCGCCGCGGCATGCGATCGCGCTGGTGGCAGGCAAGAAAGCGCGCTTCGCCGACAAGGCGGTTCGTGCAGCAAAGGTCGTGTCTGAGTCCGACGATAGTATCGCCGGTGCTGCAACGCCGGAGGTGTCCATCGACAGCCTGCGCATGGAAGCCACACAGCTCGGCATTGATGTCGACGGGCGTTGGGGCCTGGCCCGGCTGCAATACGAGATTTCAAAGGCAAAATCCTGATGCGCATCTTCGGCCTGCCGATTCCTTTTACCGGCAAGCAGCGCAACGCGCTCAGCTCGGTGCCGGAAGGTCGCGGCGGATGGTATCCAATCATTCGCGAGCCGTTCACCGGCGCCTGGCAGCGCAACCTCGAAATCAATGTCGACACCGCGGCATCCTTTCATGCCGACTTCGCCTGCAAGACGCTGATCGCCCGCGACATCGCCAAGCTGCGGGTCAAGCTCGTCGAGAAGGACAAGGACGACATCTGGTCGGAGACCACCAATCCGGCCTTCAGCCCGGTGCTGCGGCGACCCAATGATTATCAAACCCGGAATCAATTCTGGGAATGCTGGGTGCTGTCGAAACTCTCGCGCGGCAATACCTATGTACTGAAAGTACGCGATAACCGCCAGGTGGTGACCGCGCTGCATGTGCTCGATCCGACGCGGGTGCAGCCGTTGGTCGCCGACGATGGCAGCGTGTTCTACCGCCTGAGCAGCGACAACCTGGCCGACATTGACGACATCATCGTGCCGGCGCGCGACATCATCCACGATCGCTTCAACTGTTTATTTCACCCGCTGGTCGGCACGCCGCCGGTGTTCGCCTCGGGGCTGGCCTCGATGCTCGGGCTCAATGCACAAAAAACCTCTGCGCTGCTGTTCGAGAATGCATCGGTGCCCGGCGGCCTGCTGACAACGCCGGGCGAGATCGACGACGTGCAGGAAAAGCGCATCAAGGAGGAATGGGAACAGCGGTTCTCGCGCGTCAATCTCGGCCGCGTCGCCGTGCTGTCCGGCGGCATGAAGTACGAGAAGATGGCAATGACCAACGTCGAAGGGCAGATGATCGAGCAACTGAAATGGTCGGCCGAGGTCGTCTGCAGCGTCTACCATGTGCCGCCCTACAAGGTCGGCGTCGGCGTGCTGCCGACTTACAACAACGTTCAAGCTTTAAACGTCGAGTATTACTCTCAAGCGCTGCAATCGCACATCGAGGAAATGGAGGAGCTGCTCGACGCGGCGCTCGGCATCGGCGTCGGCGAAAGTCTCGGCACTGAGTTCGATACCGACAACCTCTTG